CCATGTGGTAATGCCATTCATAGCCACAATTTTACGGAACTCTTCTTTTGAGGTTATCGCAGACATAGGCGCAGTAAATTCCCGTACCCCGTCCTGTGGTAGGTGCAGTCTAAACACTACGACATAACCCCCCAGCGAAACGTCGTGGAGTAGCCTCGTTACGTAGAAGTCGTTGTGGTAGATTACTTCTTCTTCTACGTCCCCGTCAGCGTTCTTCTTACGTACATATACGCCGCCATGTGCGCCTCGCACGTAGGGCTTAGGGTAAGGTGGGATCATGTGCTTGGTAGACGATGCCGAGAACGGATCATCCTCTACTTCATCGTCACCTAGGGCTTCCTTTAGCCGTTCACCTAGAACCTTGGGGCTTTTTATCTTACCCCAGTTAGGGCAATCCATACAGATATCAGGGTTGTTATCGTCAAAGGTAGCGCACTTGTAGGCTATATCTCTAACACCTAACTCCGCAGCCTTGCCTTCTATGTAGTCCCATTTCTTATCTGTTTCCTGCTCCGAATAACCTTCGTAGCCCTTAGATATTTTGTGAGCCTTGGCCCTGCTACCATCCTTACAGGCTTGCAGTACGCTAAGGACACCGCGCCACGTAGGTTCAGATACTTCGTCCTTCGCCTTTATAGCGTGTAATATCTGAGCGCAGCCACGCCCTGCGCGGGTCTTTTCTATAATGTCCTTAAAGACGTACTCTTTGTTGCTGTTGATCGTGTCCCATACCGCGCTGCTATCCCTGCTCTCATGTGGGGATAATGTCGGTTCGGGTCGCTCACCAAACAGGCCCATAAACTCGTCTAGTATAACGGGTTCGGGTATATCAACACCATACAGTTCCACAGGTGCAGGGGGGTCGGACTTGTAGTTATGTGTATTAGGTACACGCAGCACTCTAGCCGCGTCAGCGGTTACTACAGGATCGGCTTTAAGCCCACTGCTAGCACATACTTGTTTTATACGCTCTGCTACGGGTATCCAATCATCCACAGCTAGGGCTTCGGATAAGAACCAGTAAACATGCACACCGTTACCCGAGTTTACCATTAACGGTTTAGGTAACTTGTACTGCTTGCAGAACTTACGTAGTGCCGTCACAGCTTCGGTTTTAGATGGATAATCCTTACTAGGCCCACAGTCTAAATCTAAGAATATAGACCTTAATTGGTGGGCGTTGTCTGCTTTTCTATTTTCGGTTGTCTTAAAGGTAGCTAGTGCAAAGTACACATCGTACCCGTCAGCGTCTAAGTCTTGAGCGGCAGTCTCTACTTCGTCTACTGTGTCATAGAATTTCTGTACTCTGCGGTTATCTCTGCTCCGAGCCGCAAACACACAATAGTTACCCTCACTCCCTAGAACCCTGCTTAGAAACGTTTTTATTATCATAGCCTCTTTCCCACAAGGTCACTGCGAGACGCTACTAGGACGCGTCCTAGTTAACACCCCGCAGTAAGTTATATATCTTTACTCCCAATCAGATAGGATATCCCCCAGATCGTCACCGTCTGTGGGCGGCGGTGCTTTCTTGGTAGCCTTCTTCACAGGCTCGGGGGCTTCCTCAGAACGTGTATCAGGTGCTACATCAACGTCAGCGGGGGTATCATCAATCTCAAACCCCGAAATCATAGTAGGGGCTTCATCGACAGAGAACCCTTCTTCTGCGCCAAAGGGAGAATAATCTTCCATAGGCTTGAGGTCGATAACCTGTATGGCACGTAGGCGCAAAGATACACCGTGGTCGCGCATACTATAAGGAACAAACGTAACCTGTACGTGTATCTTGCTGCCTGTAGTAAGCATAAAATCATCGTCTAGCTTTTTGTTCTTGGCGTCATACTGAGAAGGCTTTGTAGTAGGCTGTTCCCCATACGCGCCCTTCAGTACGGCTTTACCAATATACGTACCGTCTTCTTGCTTACTGAATACCTCCGCAGGTGCAGGTATTTTTGTGGGCCACTTAGCTTGCTTTTTCTCTGCGTAGGCCGCAGCCATAGCTTTATACAATTCCTCGGCTTGTGCCTTGGTCATGCGAAAACTGGTTTCGTACTTTGCGCCATCGTCAGATGGATCACACGGCACAGACTTGCCTCGTTCCCCTGCGGCAGGGTCATACCGATAGGTGCGGTTAACTCGGGGGTACTGCGCGATAACACCACGTATAATGTGGCTCATAGAGTTGGCTTCAGCCATGTCGTTCTCCTAGGTTTTTATTTTAAGGTAGTTAAAGGCCGCTCTCGTCTGAGAACGGGGATTTAGAATTGATATGGGCAGAAAGTATAGCCGTATTTATCGCTTCTAAAGTATCTGGATGGTCAATCATGCCATCCACGTCCTGCATTTCGGCTACGTTCAAAGACCTTTTAGGTTTGAAAAATAGCTTAGGTACAGGACTATCTACATCAAAGTAGACGTTAGTAACCACAGACGCAAAGCGCGTGTTGTGACTGCTCAAGTGCCGTGCATAAGATTGCAGGGGGGTATTACCGTTCTGAGGTTTGCCGAATATAGACGTAGCAGATACTTGCAACTGATACACTGTACCTAACTCACCCTCTAATAACACCGCTATGCGTTGATGAAACCTACACGCCCTACCCATACCTGAACCAGAACCGCGTATGTTCTGAGTGCAGTCCATACACCGTACTGCTTGCACATCTTCTACAGGTACATCCTTGTCAGGGCGATCTGTGTCTGAGGACCAACAGGTAGGTGCAGTAGGGTTATCACTATCGTACACGCCTTCGTAATATGCGCGAGATATCTCCGCTGCATTTACTATGACTGCATCAAGTGATGTAGCCGTATCGCCATCAGGTAGCGTAAACACGTTGCCCCCTGTGCTAATACGGCTAAAGCGTTCCGACATTATTGTGGTCCCATTTCTTCGGGAGTAAACATTTCTAACTGCTCCCCATCGCCATCGTTATACTTTTCAGCCAACAACGCGTCTTGCAGCTTAGATATGTTAAACCTGTACGTATCATTCAGCTTAATGAATGTGCTATCAGGGATACGTCCCTGTCTAAGCCACGCCCGTACTGTGGACACAGACACTTGAAAGTGCTTTGCCACGTCTTCAATCTTACTCAAATCTTGGGTCATTTTTTCCTCACAGATACAGTGTATTCCGAATCCACGTTTAACCCTCTGGGTACGAGGTCGGGGTTTTCTTCCAAGAATTGTTTTACGTTAGTCTGGTTAAGCCGTTTCTCATAGAAGTGCGGCACGTCATGCTCCATGATAAAAGCGTTCATGCTTTCCCAATCGCTAGTCCAATACCGCTGCTTAACAGACCTGTAAAATAATCCTTCGGAAGTCCTAACACTATCTACCGCGTGTTCCTTGCAGTGAGATAGCAGAGCCTGTTTAATCTTATCCAACTGAGTAGACAGCGCACCGTCTTCATCTTTAAACTCTTTGGATAACTCGGCCCGTCTTTCGCGTATCTTAATGTACGCCCTAGTCAACTTATCGACTGTCACAGTCATTGCATCCTCCGTCTTTTGTTAGTAATAGTTTGTATATATTAACAATGTGTGTCTAGTCAAGCAAATCTTTGTATAAATCAATAATTTTTGAATGGACGCTAATACGCTGATCTAGCAGACTATAAATGCGTTTCTCAGCACTAGAACCCGCTAACTGTACCACCGTACATTTGTGAGTTTGCCCTGCGCGGTGAACCCTTGCGTTAGCTTGAGCGTAGGTTTCTAGTGAAGGTGTCGGCCCCCACCACACGACTGTATTTGCTGCGGTCAGTGTCACCCCATGTGCAGCGGCGGCAGGTTGGATAACCAAAATCTTAGGGTTATCTTCTGTTTGAAACCTTTGGAAAATCTCAGTACGTCTGTGTACTGGTACATCTCCACGTATTACCTCTGCGGATATTTTGTCTGCCCGTAGCTTTTCGGTCAGCAAATCTATGGTGTGCTTGAAAGGCACAAACACCAAAACTTTCTTGCTGCTCTCTGCTATTACTTCTTTGAGGACGCTGTACCTGTTGGAGATATCGAACTGAACTGTCTCTTTGTCATCGGTATAAACCGCACCACCCGATATCTGTAGTAACTTGCTCATTTGCACGGCGGCGTTTACTGCGGATATCTCTTCACCCGCTGCATTGGTAATCATTTTCTTGCGGAGTTCTTCATAGTAAAACTCTTGCTGCGTTGTTAGCTGCACCTTACGTTTCACGTACACCATGTCTGGTAAGTCCAGACATTCTTCTTTTGTAAAACGTATAGCAGGTTGTAGCGCATTGAATACTGTGTCGGTTGCAGTATCTCTTATCGCCCACTTCCACATAGTAGACTTATACATGACCATATCGCGGAACGCGCCAAAGAACCTAGGAACACCTAGCGGGTTTACCAACTTGGCTAGGCCGAAAGCATCTGTCGGAGACTGTGCAGCAGGAGTACCTGTCATTAGCCACAACCACGTATCAGTTTGTAGTAGGCGGTTAAGGGCTTTCCAACGCTTAGTCTGTGCGTTCTTATAGTGTGTAGCTTCGTCCACGATAATTAGATCAAAGCCACCAGAGGCTATAGCATCTTCTACAAGTTCTACACCTGCGTAGTTTATTACTACAAACTCGGCATCACCTTCTATAACTGCTTTGCGCTTAGACTTGGAGCCATAGGCAACGTCCACCCTGCGGTGCATTGCAAAGCTAAACATATCGTTACGCCACGCGCTATCCATAATAGATAGGGGGCATATGACCAACACACGGTTAACCTTGCCTTGGCTTATAAGGTAGTCAGCCGCCCATATAGCACTAGCTGTCTTGCCTGTACCCTGTTCGTTAAAACAGAACGCACGTTTATTTAACGTGAGAAACGCTGCTGTCTTTTTCTGATGGTCAAACGGCGTGTACTGGCCTGTCCATTTGTAGCGTCTACTGATCGGAGACGGTGCCTTTATCCCTACACTACGTAGCGTATGTACCTCGTCTATGCCCCAGTGTACTATCACTTCGTCACCCTTTAACTCTTTGCTTTTGGGTATTACAGAAGTGATCTGTTTTGGGTGGACTACTGGTATTACCAGAGCCTTGTCCTGTAGTATTTGCATGTTGTTCTCCTACTAGGACGCGTCCTAGGACTTTCTTCTTTTAGGGCTACTCATAGCACCCCCTGCGGCTCGGTTCTTTTTACGGCTTTGGACAGTTACCCCGTCCTTATTCTTGCCACCTTTACTTAATGCCTTCTTGTGGGCGATATCCTTGCCCTCGCGCTTGTCGGCTATGCCGTTTTTGTTGGCATCCTTGCCTGTCTTGTCCATCTTGCGCCGTGCGCGTTGACGCTCGGAACGCTCGTCAGTTTCACCACGCGCTTTCTGCTGCTGGTATTCTTTCTTATACGGGCGGGGCTTGTTCTTATATCCCATATCAATTCCTTCCGTTATGTACGCACTCTAACACAGCACAGTGGCGTCTGCATAACCCACTTGTTCGGGGGTTCCACACATCGTTATCGGCTGCACTTTGCATCTTACCATACTTACTGAGCCACTTCTCCCATAATGTTGAGCTGGAAGCTCTATGGTAGGTGTCTTTTACTATAGCTGTACACACAACAAATAGAAGTGCGGCCTTTACGGTATGTACGTTTGAAAAGTGTGCAAACACAGTCAGGGCCATAAGTTCAAGCTGCCCTTTGTCTGCGTACTTAGCGGATTTGCCTGTCTTGTAATCTACAACCCAAGCTACATCATCGTCTACTATTACCAAGTCTACTATACCACGGAACCAAACATTATCGTCAAAGAAACCACACGGTTCTAAGTCTGCGGTCAGCCCTAGCTTTTCTTCGCATAGCTTGCGCCCTTGCTTGGCGTTGAGGTTATCCATCGCACCCTGCGCGTAGGAATACTTCGCGGGTAAATCCTTACCGTCACGTACATGTTCTTCACAAGCCAAGTGAAAATCAGTGCCGTATCTCATAGCATCTGATTCAACTACAGGATACTGCTTGAGTATCTTCTCGTGGTAAAACTGCTTTGGACACTGCTCAAAGGCTTTGATCTTACTAAAAGACCACGGCGCAACGTCAGTCATACCCAACAGCCGCACGTAGGGGTGTAACAGTCTTACTGGATATGTTTAGACAAGCGTTAGGTGAATGACCTCCATCGGGTTCAACATCAAATCCAAGATAATAGGCCGCTGCAATTAACGCGCCATTAGATATGTATCCACCTTCTGCGGTCTTTTCTGCAAAGTGCTTTAGTTGGTAACTTGAATACTTACGGTTTATTGTAGCCCTTCGGCGGTTTTTAGCAAGCCAACGCGCAGCTTCCCTTACCTCATGTATACGTATGTCAGTGTTAACGTGTGCTTCTAGTTCACCTACATAAAACCCCTCCGCACGTAGTGCTGAAGCCTCATGTTTCTTTAAAACGCTGTTAAGGCTTTCCTGCGTCAATTCTGTTATATCAAGTTCCATCTATATACCTCCGCTGCTTGTCTCTTGACATTCTACTACATCATCACTCGCAAATCCTGTAAAACCAGAGCAAATACTGTCGCCACTACTGCTTACACAAACTATTGTGTGGGAACCCTCGTACAAAGGACAGCTATTGTTGTTTAGGGGTTGAGTACCCTCATTACCGTATGGCACTACTGCTACGTATTTAGTCATTATTCACACTCCCCATATGATTTAGCTTTACCGCTTTCGCAGTTGATAGGCAGTCCCTCGGCCCAATCAGGTGTCCAACGCATACAATCCTCTACATATCGCTGCGCTTCGTCCACCTGCTCGTCAGGAACGCAACAGGCTATGCTGTCGTGAACGGTTAGGACTACAGGGTATTTCTTAGCAATACGTAGCATTTGTTCACCAATAATGCAACGGGCTATACCTTGGCACACGTTCTCCACGACCTTGCCACCGTATAGTTTTTTGCGCCCTCGGCGTACCTTATAGGTGTACTCAACGCCCTGTGAGTTCTGGTAGCCCGACAAATCTTCGTAGTAGATATACAACTCAGAAGGTAGCTTTATACCAGACTGCTCCGCGCAGTATGAAACCATATTGGACACCCCGAAACGCCCTGAAACACCCTGCGCTAGTTGCTTCACCGCGTGGTGCGCTTCACGCCATAGTTGACTTATTCGCCAGTTGGCATCGCGGTAGATATTGATGATCCGCTTGGCCTCATTTGGACTAACTTCATGTCCAAAAGTCTTTAGTTGCATACCAAATTTCTCAGCACCCATACCATAGCCAGCCCCTAGGATTGTGGTCTTACCGATAAACCGCTGCGCTCCGGTAACTTCCTCTTCGGCACAACCGTATATCTGTGCAGCCATCTTGATGTAAACGTCCTCGCCTCGGGCAAAGGCTTCGGTCAAATCGTTTTGCCCTGCCAACCAAGCTAACACCCGCGCCTCAATCTGGGAACTATCTGCATCTATGACACTGTGGCCTTCGGGGGCAATAATGCTGTTCTTTAGTTTCTTACCATTGGCCCCACGGCTAGGCAGGTTTTGCAGGTTAATCTTATCTTGCCCACCCCAACGACCTGTATGTGCCGCATAGTATCGGATAGGCACAGGCAGAAGACCGCGCTTGGATATAGCTATGAACCTTTGAGTACGTGTCTCTTCTAATGTACTCTTGTTACCTAAGCGAGCCGCGACTAGAGACTGCACCCTATCGTCCTCATGTTCTTGTAGTTCTTTGAAAGCCTCGTCCGACTTGGCAAAGGCATAGGTTTCCTTGCCTGTCGTAGGGCTGATCTTTCTAGGGGGAGATACACCTAGTTCTTCTAGTAGCGTAGCAAACTTAGCATTACTCATCAGGTCTTTCTTGTCAGTAATGTTTGCGTCCAGTAGTAATTTGTCTTTACGATCTTTCACATCTTCAAGATGCTGCTCTAACAAACCTGTATCCAAGTCTAGGAAGGGTTCTATAAACATACGTAGGGTAAGGTCTATCAACTTTAGTTCCTGTCTGGGGAACGTCCTTACCATCTGCGAAAACAGTTCGTATGTTAGTTCTACGTCATTGATACAATAACGTGCGTAGTCACGTATTTCTTGCGTTGTAAAATCGACTAGGCGTTTAC